CTTGAACAGGGCCGCGCCGTTCGCGATCGGGGCGGAGCCGCCGACGATCGCGTTGTTCGGGTAGGAGCCGAAGGGCAGGAAGAAGGTGTGCATCGAGCCGCCCAGGCCGCGGTTGAAGCCGGACTTGCGGGCGAAGATCTCCGCGAGGGCTCCGAAGAGAATGAAGTTCTCGGTGAGGTCCTTCGTGTCCTTGTAGCCGATCTTTTCGGCGTAGGACAGGGTCTCGCCGCCGAGGAAGCCCTTCATGATGCCCTCAAGCTGGCCCTCATCCATCTGGTGCATGGCCGAGTAGCACTTGGCGAGAATCTCACCGTGTGAGCGGTGGGAGCCGAAAATGAAGTCCTCCGGCGACAGAACGAAGCTCTGGCCAACGTAGGCGCTCTCCTGGCCGATGCCGAGGTGGGCGGGGCCGCGGTGGTTGTACTCGATGCCTTCCCACTGGCCGGTCTTCTTGATGGAGTCGAGCATCGACTCGAAGGTACGCACGACGATCATGTCGTGGAGCATCTGGACCATGCCCTTGTCGCCGTAGCGGGCGAGTTCGGTCTCACGGTCGAAGGAGTATTGATTGACGGGAACCTCGGGGAACTTCACGTATCCCGGACGACGCACCTCATTGGGGTCGATGATAAGAGACTGAGTCATTGTTCTACTCTTCCTTGATGTAGTTGTTCGTTAGAGCTTGACGGCCCACGCGGCTTCGCGGATGACCTCGGAAACAGTGGGGTGCGGGAAGACGACCTGGCGCAGGTCCTCGACGGTCAGTTCCATCTCGAGGACGGCCTGCGCGCCCCAGATCATCTCGGCGGCGTACGCGCCCAGCACGTGGATGCCCAGCACCTGGTGGGTCGTGGGGTCAACGAGAATCTTCGCCTCGCCGGGGGCCTTAAAACCGTTCTCGGCGATGAAGCGGCCCGACATGAGGGCAGGAACCTTGGCGACGAGGACCTCACGGCCCTCTCGCTTAGCGGCGGACTCGGTCAGACCGACACCCGCGGCCTCGGGGATCGAGAAGACGGCCCACGGGACGGTGTGCCAGCGCATGACCTCGCCGCGCTTCTTCGCGGTCGGATCGAGGATGTTCGCCGAGGCGATCTCCGCCATGCGGTAGGCGGCGTGCGCCAGGAGGGAGCGTCCGGTGACGTCGCCGATGGCCCACACGTTGGGCAGATTGGTACGCATCGTGTCGTCGACGACGATGCCGCGGTTGATCTCGAGGCCAGCCTCCTGCGCGCCCCAGCCCGCCGCCGCGGGGCGGCGGACCCTCCGCCTGTTGTCCGGCGCACAGCGCCGTCCAACACGCGAATTAAGCTGACGGCGAAGCTCAAAAGCCTATCGGCTTTCTCGCTTCTTGCAGCTTATCCGCCGCCCGTTAGATTGACCGGCCTTGGGGTAGGCAGGTACGGAACCAATCGAAACAGACTTTCGACCGAAAAATAAACTTGCAATGAAAAAAGCATTGCGAAAGGAAGGTCGAAGTGAAACAGAGAAAAGTAGTTTCAATGATTGGCGTATTAGTTGTCATGATTAGTACAGTAGCGTTCATTACTGGATGTCAACAGTCTAATGGTGGAAAATCCAGCAAAACTGAAATAGCAGCAGAATATATCGGTTCGTATGAAGGAACATTCAGCGGAGATATATCAGGTACATGGAAAATGTCATCGGACAAATTCGGTTCACTTGCAGGAAATTTTAATGATAGTTCAACAGACTACCCTGCAAGCGGTAAGCTGGAAAGTAATGGCAACCTAAGCGGTGAGATGGATGTAACTGCATACAACATGAAAATTGCTTTTACAGGAACCGTTGATAAATCCACCGGCAAGGTAAATGGTACGTGGGAAAATGCAACGATAAATAAAAGAGGAACATTTACCGGCAGTAAAAAATAATATTTGATAAAATCTACAGTCTGTGTATTCCGCTGCGCCGTCTGGGATATGCTGACTGTGGATATTTATAAGGTAAATACAGCTTGATTTTTTCAAAAGAGTACGATATATTGTACTTATAAGAGGTCAGTTATGGATGCCATTACATATTCGGATTTACGTCGTAACCTGAAAGCATACATGGACAGAGTGTACAATGACTATGAGCCATTGATAATAGCAAGGAAAAATTCAGAAAATCTGGTTCTTTTATCGGTACACGAGTACAATAGCCTTATCGAAACCGATTATTTGCTGAGAAATGAAGCGAATGCAACTCATCTAAAAAAATCAATTGAGCAGCATAAAGCAGGACAAATACAAAAATACGAGTTGCTGCAAGATGAATAAACTCTTTACAGATGAGGCATGGGCTGATTATATCTATTGGTTTAATACGGATAAAAAAGTACTTACAAAAATAAATGATTTAATAAAAGAAATTGAAAGAACCAATATTTACACGGCCCTAGTTGGCCGTGGGAAAGGTGAGCAAGTTTCAAGTGCTGGAGAAAGCGGGAAAACCGCGGACGGTTACGGAAGAAAAATCACCTTTGAAAATGTGGTATGGTCCAAGGCAAAAGGCGACCCGTTAGATAAACCGTTAGGCCAAAGGTATTTAGAAAATCCTGAAATGACTAGACGTTACGGGATAAAAAACGCGGATGGAACCATGAGGGCTAAGATTGGTTTTGTTGATTTTAGCGAGGAAGAAAACCCCAACGAATTGATAAAACTAACTTATCAAGCCTTGGTTAATGCGTCCCGTCCACAGTTGGCCCTTAAAACGTCAAGCGTTTATCTAAAAGGTGTTAAAATCGGGGACACTATCCGAGTAGTCCGACATGATAAGAAACTGGACTATGATACACGGGTATTTGAAATTACTTTCAACCGTTTAAACAATCAATCTAGTGACATCAAATTAGGCGACCAGATAAGTGAAAGCGCAAACTCAAAAATTCAAAGCGTAGCGGATAAAGCAGTTGAAGACTTTATTAATAATGAGTTCAACAGTTTTGTCCAAAAGTTGCCGGATTTTGTCAAGTCCGCGGACGGTTATAACACAAATTGGTACAGCGTAGAGGATCCTATTAAAAAATACCCTAAAAAAGTATTGATTAATGATATTTGGTACAAGCCGGATCCGGAACATGAAGGGCATACCATCATGCAACGCTGGACGGGTGAAGCCTGGGAAGAAATCCTAAGAACCTACAATGAAGTAAGTTTACAGGATAAAATTGATCAGAAATTTAATGAGCTGAAAAATACTACTGACCATGCCATCGCAGAAGCTAACGTGCGTAGTTCAAAAGCACTAGCAATAGCTGGAGCTGGCGTTGATTTAGGACGAGAAGCGAAAGAAATCGCAAACGAGAACGTCCGGGAACTAAACGCATTCAGAACGAATGTCCAGATTGAACGCGAGAAGCTATCAGATGAACTCAAGCGGTATTCGCGAGAGGAAACAACCAATCAGATTACAACTCTTCGCGAGCGTTTTTCAAATGGCTATGTTGCCAAGAGTACCTATGTTGAGAATGTTGAAAGTACAAAACAACGTTTTGAAGCTCTTACCAGAGACAATGAAGCCAAGCTAGCTGAATTTAGACAGGGTATTGATGGCCAATTAACCACATTGTCAAGCCAAATAGCTGGAAAAGTAAATGAGACTGATTTCCAAAAGGTCAAAGAAAGCTCTTTGCTTTACGAGCGCATTCTTGGCAAGTCTGAAACAGACGCACCCGATAAGCTATCAAGGCTTGTAATGTCTAGTGAGATTTTCCAAACAGAAGTCGGGAGATACTCAACACAAGGTGGCCCAAATATGCTTCGAAATTCGAGAGCGGACGACGGGTTGAAATATTGGACGGAATCTAATAATAGACTAGGCTTCACAGCTCACAGCTTTTATTTTAACGGCCAAAAACGAATGTTTGAGTTGAGGCCTGGTGCGGTCGTTAAAAGCCCACGTTTCATTGTCAAACGAAATGTAGATTACATTTTGAATATTTTAGGGTTTGACAACAACTCAAAAAGTTTCAAGGTTTATTTCTGCAAGCGCAAAAAAGGGTCAACGGCAGACTTTGAAGAAAAGCAACTAGTGTTTGACGGGAAGCCTCAATGGACAGACGGACCTGTTTTTAACAACTCAAAAGCAGTTAAAAAATCCTTTAAATTTAATATCGGTGAATTCGATGACGGTTATCTTCAATTTGAGTTTGACCGCAACAATTCTAATAAATGGGGCGGTCTATTTATGACCGAGCTTGATTTTTACGAGGGTTCGAATGACCGTAAATGGCAACCAGCGCCCGAAGATAGCGCAGAGCCTATTGAAGCGGTACGGACGCAAGTAACACAGCTAAATGATAGATATTCAATCCGGAATTTAAACAGCGCGGGCGACGTGCTGGGACAGTTGAATCTAAACCCGGACGGCTCAATAAGAATTAATGAGGGCTTGCTTTCGGTCGGTGAAAAAACCATCATCAAAGACGGGGTTATTAAAAAGTCCATGATCGGTAAAGCCCAGATCGGGACAGCCCACATTGATGAGATTGACGCAAGCAAAGCTAACCTTATCAATGTTACCTCTAAAAATGTCGCAACCGAGGGGCTGACGGCTAACATTATCAAAGGCGGGAAATTATCTTCCTTGAATGGTGTTACTGACTTTGATTTGCAGACCGGGTGGATTGATATTAACAAGGACGCTGTGGGAATTAGAAATAGGTTTAATGGCAAACCTATGCAATTTCTTGTTTTCGGCCAAGGAGCCTTAAATGGTGTACCTTGCGCGTACACTCAATTGATGAGTAACAGAAACGGTACGACTGGTATCGAACATACTTCTGCCGGTATCCAAATTTGGAACGGTAGGCAAGGAAGCAATGTCCAAACTGCCATTACATTTTACGGTAAGTCAATGAACTTTTCTTCCAGTTCGGTAACAAGCGGGATAAACCTTGATACAGATGAAAAGCTATTGTGGGGTCTTAATAATATTTATCTCAAAAAATCGTCTCTAGAGGATATTTTTAGAATGATAGATGACAATTTTATCGGAATTGAAAGATGGTTTAAGCAAAACAATCTCGGAGCGCCCGGCCGTTACGACGTAAGAATTAAATAACAAGGAGTATCAATGAACACAACAGACAAAATCATTAACGAGATGGCTATACAGCTAGCCAATGGAGCGATCGAACGAGCGAACTACAAAGTCTTTCATGAAGAAGTTCAAGAAAAACTTGTAGAAGTACAAACGCAACTTGAGCAAGCAGAAGCACAACTAGCACGAGTTAACAAGGTGCTAGAAGCAGATGAAGCTCTTAAAGAACTCTTTGACGAAATCGCAGATAAATTAGAAAAGGAAGACTAAAATATGACATTTAAAGTAGTTAACAAGTATTTACAAGAAACTAATAAAACTTTTGTAGCAATTCGACAAGACGCACCTTATACGGCATTTGACCGTGTATTGATTGGCGACCGTACAAGCGAATCAGACGAGGCTCTTATTGAGGCTGTACTGGGCCAGATTGCGACGGAGTTCAATCCGGCAGACGGTGTTAAGAAGTTGCAAGAAGACCTTCATACGCAAGCTGAAAGCTATGAGCAGAAGCTAGCAGAAAAAGACGCTAAAATTGCGGAAGTTAAGGCAGTAGCTGACTGGGCAGTTTTAGCACGGGTTACTGATGTTGACCACCCGCTAGATCCGACCATCTTTAAACGTGGTTTGGAATTGGTTGAACTTGGGAAAACTGGCAAAACTTACCAACCACAGGAAATTTTCACACTTGAAAATCCGAACCATGTCGAAAAATTCCAAGAAGGGAAACGCGTCATGATTCAAGTGACTGAACCATTTACTTACCAAGGCGAAACCTTGGAGCAATTGGATAAACTTTATCAAAACGGCAAAATCGGGATCTGGAAATGGACAGAACCAAAAGAGGACGAACCAAAACCAGCGGGTGAACTTGAAACGCAACCGGTACAGTAAAGCAATTAGAATCATAGGGAGGTGGTTAAAATGGCCCTAGTGGACCTAATTGACAAGCTTACACCGGTTTTAGTTGTAATTATACCTAGTTATTTTTCCTTCAAGAGTACCAAGACAAGCAAAGAAGCAGATCAGAAACTAAGGGATCTTTCTGATAAGATTGACGATCTGGAAAAATCTGTTTTAAATGTGGAAGGAATTGGGGAAGATAACCAGCGGAATTTAACGATTATCGGAAAAGGCTTGCAACGCTTGCAACGTTTTCGATTGCAAGAAAATCTGAAAAATGCCCTAAGGCAGGGCTATACTAACCAGCATGAAATAGAAGAACTTTCCCGGCTTTATGAGAGTTATATTGAATTAGGCGGGAATGGTGCTATTAAGGTGCTATTTGAACGGTTTTTAGACCTAGAAATTAAAGAGGAAAATTGAAATGAACCAAATTACTGAAATCGTAACCAGTGGAGCAATGAGCATTCTTGTAGTGCTTGTTGGTATTGTTGTTAATGCTGTAAAAAACTACCTTACAACGCGAGGTGGGAAGAAAGCCCTTGAAGTGGTTGAAATCCTAGCTAGAAACGCCGTACAGGCTACCGAGCAAGTAGCGGACAAGCTAGACATCCACGGGAAGGATAAGCTGGAATATGCTAAAACAAGCTTGATTGAAGGGCTTGAACTTCATAACATTTATTTAACGAATGATCAGCTAAATACTTTTATTGAATCTGCTGTTAAGACAGCAAACGACGCTTGGAAAAATTGAGGTAAAAAAACATGGACAAAGTAAAACTATTTCAAGATGAAGTATTGGGGCAAGGTTTTGACATTGATGGCTGGTACGGCTGGCAATGCTGGGACGGTTACGCTAAGTATTGCTTATGGCTGGGCGTACCGTTTGCGAATTGTACAGATTCCGGTTATGTTAAAGACCTTTGGGAACAGCGTCATTATAACGGTATTCTTGATCACTTTGATGAAGTGGAAATTATGCAAGGAGGGGAAGTAGGAATCTTTATGGAAACAGCAGTAACGCCGGTTTCTCACGTCGCTGTCTTCGTAGCTGATATTGATGGCTCACAAGGTTGGTTCCTTGGTCAAAACCAAACCGGCACCCCTGGACCAAACGGAGGCGCTAGCTTTGATTTAGCTATCTATCCATATAGTGCGCTTTATCCTACTGCATTCCGTCCTAAGGGCGAACCGCTAGAGAAAGAAGAATTGAAAGAAATCATTACAGAAGTCATGGCAAACCATGAAGTTCCATTCTTCCCTGAAGAAGCTACATTTACAGTTGGCGATAGTCCTATCAATGTCCGCCGTTATCCTGATTTAGACGGTGAAATCGTGGCTACTTATCAACCAGGCGAGAAGGTTCATTATGATTCCAAAGGAACCAATGCAGGTTTCCGCTGGATCTCTTACATGGGAGATTCAGGCAATCGGAATTATATGGCTATCGGTCCCGTGGATGAAGCCGGCAACCGTACCGATTTATGGGGTATGCTGGAATAATTCAAAATACAATTAAACCCTACTAGCTTATGGCTAGTAGGGCTTTTTTGTTGTAAAAAATAAAAAAGTTATAAAAAAGTATTGACAATCACGGCATACCGTGATATAATATAGTCAGAAAGGAGGAAGATATGAAAATATCAGAGATTGCCGAATTAATGGTAG